ACGCCATCCATCAGGTCCTTGCCTGGGTTCGCGTGCTGCTGCTCCGCTACGTTCGAGAGGAACTGCTCGAACCATCCCTGCGTGAGCTCGGTTGGCGTCTCGATCGCGAGGCCGTGCATCGCCTCCTTGAAGCGCGTCATGCCCGAGCCGCCGCGCGTCATCACCTTCGCGACCTGGGAGCCGACGTAGCCATCGAAGCCTGCGCCGAGGAGCGCGGTAGCCGCGCCGACCTGCCACAGGGTTTGGATGCCGGCGGAGTTCGAGATCTCGGCGCGCGCCTTCGCGCGGTCGCCGTGGGACTTCACGAGCGCAGCCTGGTACTCCGGAGCCTGCTCGAGCACGCTCTCCGGGAGCTTCGCGATGGAGTCCTCGACCTGCTGCCCCTGCTGGCCGCCGGCGATCAGGCCCTCGCCCGCGCCCCCGAGTGCGATGGCGCTGTACGTCGCAGCCTTGATCGCCGCCTTCTCTGCGGCTGCCCTCGCTGCGAGGGCCGACAGGCCCAACGTCTGCGACTTCGCGAGGGACGTGCGGAAGGCGACCGTTGCGGCGAACTTCGCGCCGACGCCCGCCACCGGGAGCGTAGCCAACGTGGACGGCAGCGAGTTGACGATGCCAGAGTAGTACGCGCGCGGATCTGACCACGCCTCTCCGAAGGTCTCGCCCTTCTGGCTCGAGATCCATTCTTTCTGCGACGCGTCGCGCATGTCCGGCGACAGCTTGTCCCCGTAGTAGTCGGAGACGTCCTGCATGATGCCAGACAGGCTACGGCCAAGATGCTCTTCCGAGAGCCGGTTGATCTCGCCGCCGCTCACCTTGTCGGCGGCGTATGAGAGCCCCTGCACGGCCTGCGCTGACCCCTGGCCGAGCAGGTTCAGGGTGTCAGAAATAATGCCCGGTTTTTCTGACGGAGCAGCCTTGACTGGCTCCTCCGGGTCCGCTACGAAGTCGGTGAACGCGCCGGACTGCGCCGGCCCGGCGATGTTGCGGTTGACGCCGGCGACGTACTGCGGCACAGAAACGCCGTTGCCGTCGCGGATGTGCCCCATGCGGCTCACGTCGCCGCCGTACTGGTCGATCAGCTTGGGGTCGGTGAAGTAGGCGGCCGTCTGCGCGTCGGGGTTGCTCGGGTAGCGGTCGGCGTTCTGCTTGATCAGCTTCGCGGCGGCGCGCGCGTTGTCGTTCGGGTCGTCGATGTTGCCGTCGGGCATGAGGCCGCCGAACGTGGCGGGCATGACCTGGAAGCCGCCGCGTGCGCCGTTGACGCTCGTGCGCGGGTTGCGCCCGCTCGAGCTCTCCATCTGCCAGTGCGCGAGGACGCGCTGAGGATCTGCGCCCTCTTCCTTCGCGATGCGGATTACGTCATCGCGCGTGATGCTCGTGGGGGTCTGAGCCTGCGATACGGGGGAAGAGACCGGCGCGTCGGGCGAGCCTGGGACGTTCTCGACGAAATCGGTGAAGCCGGTTGACATCTTGTTCTTCTCCCGGCCTGCGCTGCGCAAAGGCGCGCGCCGTCACCGCGGTAGTTGATCTTCCACTCTACCGGGCGACGCAGTGTTACCTAAATCAGGGTTTCAGAGCCCTCTCGCGCACTGCCTCTTGATTCACGAGGCCGGAATACCTCTCCATGGCTGCCTTGTGGGCTGCCTGGAGTTTCGCGATCTCGGCGCGAACACGTGCGGCGCCGGCATAGTCGTACTTCAGCGCGCTGTTGTTGATGTCATGCAGCTTGCCATTGGCCTCAGAGATAGATTTCCGCAGGCTATCAACTTCCTGCCCTGCTGCCTCTGCCTCTTTAGGCGACGCCACGCGAGGCGGCGGCGGCTTCGGCAGGCTGGCCTGGACTGGCGCCGGAGCTGCCGCTGGTGTTGCGGCCGGCGCCGGTGCGCGCGCTGCCGCGGGGGGCGCTGCGGGGCCGGGCTGCGGAGCTGCCACGGCCGGCTTGGCGACGGGGCTGATTCCGTACACGACCTCGTTGCGGCCCTTCCCGTAGCGCACGGCGTTCCACTGCTGGCCGTTCAGCATCGCGACGCCGACCTTCGCGTCCGGGTCGCCGTCCTGGATGGCCTCGGCGATCTTGACGGCCTCCGGAGCGTTCTTCCCTAGCGCGTCGTTGTTGATGAAGAGCGACTGCGCGACGCCGGCGGTCTTGGATTGGTCGTAGGGCTTCACTTCCTTGCCGAGAGCTGCTTCGTTCTGACGCGCCGTAGCGTTGCGCCCGACGAGCGTCATGATCTGCGAGATACCCTTCGTCTGCTCTTGCGACATGCGTCCTTCGCGCCCTCCGGCGCTCTTGACATTTGTCTCGCCGGTCTTGAGGTTCGTGGTCACGATGTCGCCATTGCGATTCATCGAGGTCGAGTACCGGTTGCCCTCCTGGAGTTTGTTGACCGTGCCGGTCGGGCCGATCTGGTACACGTCCTCGTCCGTCTTGAACGCCTTGATTCCGGGCGGCGCAATGACGCCAAGCGCCATAGCAGCGTGGAGCATGTCGAAGCCCTGGAACGGGCGCTGCGAGCCATCCGGCATCACTGAGAGCCCGCTGTACTTCCCTGCGCCGTCGTAGCGCAGGCTGCCCGGGGCGACGCGCCATGTCCCGTTGGCGTTCGCGATCTCCTCGAGCTTTCTGGTGTTCGTTGGGTCCATCATCGCCTGGTGCGCGAGCTGGCCGAACCCCTCCTTCTCCAGCATGTCCTTCGTCTGTATGATCTGCTGCGCGCGCCCGGCGTCTCCGCGCTGGTTCGCTTTCTGCGCGAGGACGTCGAGTAGCCCTGCACGCCCACCAGCCGGTTGGCCGGGGGCGGCGGGCGCCGCCGCCGCAGGCATGGATGGCCGCGGCGGGGTGGGGAGAGCTGTACCTGGCTGGCCGGCGACCGGCGCGGCCACGGAGGCGTCAGGCTTGGGTGCCTGTGGCGCCGGCGCGGCAGGGATGGGTGCTGGCGATGCCTGGAGGGTCACCCCGGGCACTGCGCTCGGGGGCATGGGTTGCGCGGGAGCTGGCGCCGGAACTGCTGGAGCCGCGGCAGGAGCGCCTTCCGGCGCGGCCTCCGGGGCAGCGACAGGCGCGGCGGCTGCTGGCGCAGCCTGGGGCTGCTGGAAGCCAGGGTAGCCCGGCGCCGCGGCCTTGTAGTAATCCGCCGTCGCGCCACGTTCCTCTGCCTCAGCGGCACGTTGCCGCTGGAGCTGGTCGGCCTGGTCGCGTCCGATGTCGAGCCGCTGGCGCGCAGCGGCGACGTCCGCCTGACGACCTTCCTGCTCGGTATCGAAGCGCTCCTCCTCCTGCCGGTAGTCGCGCGCCGACTTCAGCGCATGACCGGCGTAGGAGAGCCCGCTGAGGCTGAGACCCATTACGCCGCCCTACGAGGCCGGGAGAACGACGGGAGCTTCCCACGCCGCGCTACAGGCGCGGTACGCAGGTTGTTGGCAGGCTTGCCGTCCAGACCGTTGCCGGCGGTGTCCTGACCCGCGAAGGACGGGACCATGCGACCGCTTGAGGTGACTCCGGTTGAAGGGACGCCGCCTGGCTGCGAGAGCGGGATTGGCGCGTTGCCACCGAGCAGGCCGCCGTTTCCGCCGTTGGCCGGCGCGGACGTGTTGGCCTCGTTCCCGAGCGGCTTGACGACGCGGCCTTTGTCCGAGCCGTGACGATTCACTTTGCCGCCGGACGCATACCCGTTTTCTTGCGCCATGCCGCCGGTCACCGCGCCGCCAGACTTCAGGCCGCCCTCGAAGCGCAGACCAAGCCGCGCGCGCGAGCCGGCTTTGCCTGGCGAGTCCTTGTGCTGCTCCATGTACGCGTGCGTCGATTCGCCATCTGCCTTCGCAGCAGCCTTCTCCACGCCCGGGTGCTTGACCGCTCCCTGGATCCACTTGTCGCCGCCGACTTGACCGCCCTTGGCGTACCGGCGCCCGACGTCCATCTTGTTCTGCTCGACGTCTGACATGGCCTTGCCTGCGGACGTGCTCATGTTCCCGCGGGGAGCACCACCTGTGGCTGCGACGCCCACCGTCATCGGGGTGCCCTTGATGATCTTCCCCTGCTTCGGGGCAGCGGAGCTGCGCGGCGTCTCGCTCGCGTAGCCTGCTTTCCCCTCCTGCCCGGCTGGCGGAGTTCCGGCGCGGATGCCCTTCATCGGCGTGATCTCCTTGGTGTTCTGCTTGGGGGCTGCGCCGGAGGTCGTGACCGCGCGATGCGGTGCGGACGGCATGGCGACGCCGCGAAGAGGCGGAACGTGGCCGTCGGTCTGGTCTGGTTTTGAGTGCTTCTTCATGTGCTTCTCCTTGAAATTAGTTGCCCGTGTTCTTCTCGATCACGAGCTCGTCCTCGAGCGCTTCCTTCGGCAAGCCGTGCGTGTTGTGGATGCAGTACATCACCGTGTTGTCCTCGAGTGCGACGAACTTGTGGAAGCATCCGGCCAGGATCTTGATCCCGGTCGGCGCCACGAAGTCTCCGATAAACTTGTCGTCGCGCCACGCGCGCACTGCGCCGGTCGCGAGCATCGACGTATGGTCGTAGGTGTGCTTGTGCCCTGGCACGCCGTAGCCTTGCTTCTTGAGCTGGATCTGGCGGATGTAGATGCCGTCCGCATCGTCGTAGATCTCCACGAGCTCGGGCTGCTCAGCGACGGGGAGCGCTTCGGACATATCGGGTGCTGCGATCTCAGAACGCATTGCCCACCCCGCGCGTCTTGATGTCGGCGACCAGGTGAACGCGCGGCGTAGCTCCGCGGTTGTGCACCTCATGCTCCTTCGTGTAGTCCACCCACCATACCTCGCCGCTCTTCATGTTCACGCTCTCGTCGCCGCAGATGAACTCCGACTTGTCGTTGCTCGCGAGGACGAGGTGGAACCTGTCGTAGTACGCCGCAGATCCGCCGGTGTCGCTGTGCCGGTCGATCTTTCCGCCGGCCGCCAGCTTGTTGATCATCACGCGCCCAAGCCGCTCGCCCTCGACCTCATGCATCAGGTCGAAGATAACAGGGCGGATTTCGTGCCCCAAGCTGTTCATCGCTGGCTCGTCGAAGCACTCGAACGGATCGGCCTCCGGTACGCGCGTGTCGAGCCAGGGACGCTTGTCCGGGAAGCGAAGGTAGATCGTGTCCACGTCACCGAACTTGGTGTTCGGGTAATTCTTCCAGAACGTGTCGAGTTCGAACAGCTCCGGCTGATCCTTGAGGGCGGCCATGATGCGGCCCGCGGGAGCGTGGAATGGGAGGCGCTTGATGTTCATTAGTCCCTCACTCCGCCCTGCGGGACGTTGAATCGGTTCGCGTCCGGGCGACGCAGAATCAGCTGGCGAAGCTGCTCCTTCTGAGCCGGCGACATGGGACGCTGCGCGGTCATCCCCTGGCTCGTGCGCTCGGGCTGAGCCTCGGGCGCGCGTGGCACCGAGTTCGGGTCATCCTCGTCGTCGAGGCGCTTGATGGCCACCTGCGTTTGCGCGCTGATTCCGCCGCTGGCGAGCTTCGTGGTCGGCTCGACGTGCACGCCGTTCTTCATCTTGCTGCCCTTCGGCAGACCGCCGAGGTTCATGCGGTCGAGCTTCTTCAGGCCGATCTTCTTGGTCGCCTTCGCGTTCATGACGTACTCTCCATTGGAGAGCGCGCCCGGCCTGCCCGCGATGCTCACGGGAATAGAATCACTGGTGCCTGTACCTGGGCCTTTCACACTGCCGCCCTTGAGGTAGTCGTGCGTTCGGCTCGGCGGACGGGGCAGCCGCACACGCCCCCCCTTCTTGTACGCTCCGGACCCCGAGTAGTCCGCGTACACAGTGTTCGCGTCGTTGACGGCGCCGGTGTACACGTTGGGGTCGATGTTCCCCGATCCGACTCCGGAATTCGCCGGACTCGAGAACGACGGGAGCGAGACACCTTTCGAGAGAGAGCCCACCGCGCCGGCGAGCTGCCCGACGCCTGCGGCTTCGTTCGCCAGGATGTCAGACGAGCGCGCCGCGTTCGCGCCGGCAATTCCGGCCGCGCTCGCCGCGCCGTTCTCGGCGCTTACAGCCGTACCCGGAAGGCCCTTACCTACGTCTGCCGCGGCGATTTTGGCGTTCAGCCCATACGCGCGCTCCGCTTCGCGCGCGGTATTCGCCGCGCCCGCGACGGAGCCAGCTTTGGCGATGGAGTTCATGCGCTCCTGCTCCTGCGCATTCCCCGAGTCGGGTCGGATCCCCAACTGGTCGTTCTGAAGCTGACGCGCCTTGTCGGCGTTGTCGTAGGCAGCGCCTACGGTCGAGCCGGCCTCTGCGGCCTTCTGTTCCTGCATCGCAGGAGAGCCAGCCTGCTGAGCGTCGTTGACGAGGCTCGACTCAAGAGGGCGATAGGTGCTCTTGTAGTAATCGAAAAGGTCCTGGGAATTCTTCGTCTGCGCGTCCGAAGCCCGAGCCGCAGCTTCGGAAGCATCGTTCTCCTGAGCAGACGGACCGCCGCTCTTCCCGCCAATAAGTCCCGTCTCCTTGGCGGCGATGAGCGCAGTCGAGCCTGCCGCTACCCACCCGGCAAATCCACGCTGAAACCGAAGGCTCCTTACCATGCGCTCTTTCCCCATCATTTCTTATACGCCAAGGGGCAAAGTGCGGCAAAAACTACGGAGTATTCATTCGAGCAATCAAGGTATTGAGCGTGCGCTCGATGTCGCCCACGCGGGCAATGAGCTGATTCAGTTCCACTGTCGTTGCGACATTGGTCCCGGTCCCGGCCGCGACGTCGATCCCAACCGACGGGCTAGGCACGCCCTTCGTGAGCGCGATCGCTCCCCCGACGCGTCCGGAGAAGATTTCGATGTTCTCCTTCAGGGCCTTGAGGATGGACGGGATTGGCAGCTGCGTGTCGATTCCAGGCTTCTTCATGACCTACCTCAGAAGGCTTCCTCCGACGGGGATCTCACCGAAGTACCACGCCCCGTATTCACCGTGGTCAGCCTGGTGCGAGAGAAGGAGTGCGTTGAACGCCTGATTTACGGTGATCGGAGCTACATTCGATGCCGCCGGCGATGGCGTCCCTGCGTTGAGCCTCGTGATCAGCGCGTTGAGCGCGCGCTCGATGTCCGCAACGCGACGGATAAGTTGAGTCAGCTCCGAGGTCTTGGCTACATTCGTGCCAGTTGCGCTCGCGACGTCGATTCCTACAGACGGAGACTTGAGCCCTTTGGTGGAGGAAATCTTCCCGCCGAGCCGCCCGGTCAAAATATCGACGGTCTCCTTCATGGCTCGAAGCACCACAAGAATAGGGCGCGAAAGGTCGATGTCTTGTTTCCGCACGGCTCATTACTGCTGGTCCATGGCCTTCGCGTTCTCCCCGAGCTGCACAGAGAATACGTCCACGTTGCCGAACACCTCGATTTCGTACATGTCCGACTTGTAGCCGCTGGTCATCTTGTGCACGTTTCGGTCTGTGAAGGAGCGGCCGTAACGCAGCTTGCCGTCCGCGTACACGTTGACGTTGACGAACCTCGTGGCGAGGGTGAGCGGAGAGCCCACCAGCCTGCTGCCGGCGAATGTAATCTCGCCATACGCGTCCCTGCCGATCTGACCACCTTCCTTGTTGGTGCTGAGAATGGTAGCGTTCGTCGCCTGGTTCTGCGCCAGGACAGCTTGCTGAGCAGCGCCAGCCTGCATAGCAGGGTAGTCTGCATCCACGCGGATCGCGCCGTAGTTCAGAGGCTTCTTCTCGAGGAGGATCTTCGACTTCCAGTCGAAGCCTACGTTGTTGTTCGGGTCAGAATCGAACTGCACGATGTCGCCGTTCACGATCAGATAGAGAAGGCCGGTCGTTGGGTCGAGCCATCGCCCGGTCGCGAAGTCAGTGAGTTGCCGAAGTCCGAAGTCTCCAGCCCGGTCAGTGACCAGGCCGGCTCCAGTCTGAACGCCGTTCAAGATGAACTTATTGAACCCGTGATAGAGCCCCTGGTAGATAGCGGCGAAAATTGTGTCGGGGAAGAATGTCGGCTTCCAGTTCTTTGCTAGGACGGTGGAGGACGTGACGATCTCCGCGGTGTCGGAGAGCGCGTTCGCAAGCCCGTTCGGCGAGGCGTACATGACACCCCATCCAACGTCAACGACGCTGCGCTTCGAGAGGCAAGGCTCCGGAACGCGCGCCTTGTTCGGCGCCATGGCGGATGGATTGCTCCCTGTGAACACGTATGGATTGGCGGTCGTGCACACGGCAATAGAGCTGCCGTTCGCGGCCATGCCAACGATGGGGAAGTCCACGCTGTAGCGGTTGCCGATCGGCCACGCGTGCGGCTGGAATGGCTCGGAAATGCACAGCTGGTTGTTGACGAAGCCGGCCATGGAGCCGTTCGGGAGCGCGATCAGACCTTGCATCCCTGACGGAGGCATCGACCAGGTGGTGCTCGGGAGCACCGTGCCGCCGATCAACGTGACGTCGAGCGCCGCGTCGGCGAAGCTCGCGGTAGCGAGCGTGATACCGCTCGCCACAAGCAAGAACGACGAGGTGCCGTCGGTACCGGTGACGGTGCGGTAGAGGTTCTTCGTAGCGATCTGGAATGTACCGCCGCCAGGTTGCGTCACCTGCGGCAGGTTAACGTTCCAGGTCGCGTCCGACTTGCCAGTCCCGAGGACAGGGGCGCTAGGGGCGCCCTCCTCCCCCCACAGACTGACCAGCGTGTACACGTAGGCGCGGGTCTGATTCACCGCAACACCGCCGGTGATAGTGCCGATGGTGGGCGCTGTCGGGACGGGAACGCCGAGAGTGAACGACGCCAACGGGTAGTTCGTCCCGATCCCCTGGGTCGCGTTGACGTCGTTCGTGACCTTGGGCTCGCTGTCGCCAGTGTAGTAATACCTGTTGAAAGCGTCGTTCGCGAGCTGGCTCTTCACGACGTCAACGTCGGTGATCCAGTGCAGCCAGTAATCGACGCTGAGGTAGTTGATCCGGTACATCGAGATCTTCGTACCGGCCTTGGAAGGCGTGATGACCTTCAGCGGCTTGCGGTAGGGCGAGATCACTCCGTTCGTAGCGCGGCAGCCCTGGGCCTTCTGGCCGAGCTGCTGAGGAAGCAGGTGCGCGTCGAGCGCCGGCTTAATGCCCCCGAAAACGTTGAGCAGGATCCCCATAGGTCACGACTCTATGGGGCTACTCTATCTGCCCGCAGGAACCCACCCTTATTGAGTCGGGTAATGATTGCTGAAACGATACCCGGAGCCCACGTGAATGTGAGGTTACCTGGCGTCGCTCCGTTGACAACGTTCAAACGGAGTTCGAACGCAGGATTGATCGACTGCGCGCTACCTCCGCCGGTTGCAATAATAACAGGGTTCGCAGGGCTCGCCTGGCTCTTAAAGGTGCAAGCAGCAGCCGATGAATTTCCTAGAACAAAACCCCATGCGCGACCACCGGCACCTGCTGGAATCGTAACTCCAACTTGGAGACCACACCCGCTCGAGCTCTGTGTGTCGAAGTCTACGAAGATAGAGACAACCCATTCCTCGTTAGCTGCCATCGGGAATTGAAGATCTGTCTCAGTCTGAGTTGCGTTTGTGCTTGCGACTGAATGATCAGCTGTCAGTCTCTTAACGAAGGACGTCGGAGCTGACTTTGGAATCGCATTCAGCAATACGAAGTTCGTGCCGTCGTACTTGAACATCGCCTCCTTCGGAATCTGACCAGCGAGCAACGCGGCTCCGCCGTTGAGCACGATCGTTGTCGCGCCCAATCCGTTCAGGTTTAGGGTCGGCGCGGCGACCGTGTTCGTGTTCGCCAGGGTGACGTGGTACACGATTCCGGTCACATACCCGCGAAGGACCGGCGAGTAAGTGCCGGTGTAGGTGTCGGTTCCCGAGCCCGTGACCGATACGTTTGCTTCCTGTTGGAACTGCTGTAGAGACTCCCTGATCAGCACGCAGCGCACCGTGTCGCCGTTCGAGTAGGCGAATGCGGTGGATCCGCCAACGCCTCTTCCGCCGGCCGGGATGACGAGGTTGCTCCCCGAGACGCCCGTGCAGATGAAGAACTCGAGCTGGTTCGAGGCGTTGACGATCGCCCCGTAGAGGTAGTCGCCAGCAGCCATTCCTGGGACCGCGGCCACGCTCGCTACCGGAAGCAGCAGGTCGGTAGCGAGGATGTTAGAGGTCAGGGTGGTGACGTAGTTGTTCGCGATTTTTTGGGCCATCCCCTGTTATACAACTTTGTATAGGGTGCGGCAAAAAAAGGCCCGCTCTCGGCGGGCCTTAACGCATTGAACGGCCGGTGGTTCTTCTACTGCGTGCCCCCTGCCCTTGCTTCGAAAATGTCCCTGATCAGCGGCGCGACGTTCTTGATGGCCCGCTCACCGAACAGCACGACGAACACCAGCACGCTGGCCGTCATGAGGAGGCGGCTCTGCATTTCGGTCATGGCCCCGAGGCCGCCGGTCAGCCACAGGTAGTCCATGAACGCTGTCCCGTAGCCGATGATGATGCGCTGCGCCCCGCGCAAGAACAGCATGATCGGCCCGAGTACCGGGATGCCCTTCAGGTCGGAGGCGGTGCCCTCCAGCTCGGCGATGCGGTCCGTGAGCGCCTTGTCGGCGTCCAGGTCGGCCTGGGCATCGTCCTTGGCCCGCTGCGCCGCGACCTGCTCGAGCTGGACCTTGCTGTCCATGACCGCCTTCCTGAACTGTAGGGCGAGATTCGGGTCGGCGTTGATAGCTGACATCGCATCGTCCGACGTCGCCTTGCCGGTGATGGCCTTTGCGATCTTGCATACGTCGTCCGCTACGGCACCTTTGGAAACGTCTCCGCCGATGAACAGATGCGTGATCTCGGGGATTACTGACAGAATTGCGGGAATCAGGGCGAGCATGTCCTATGCCTCCGGGTTTTGAAAGTGCGGCATTTCCTTGAACGGTGCGCTCGGCGCGCCGTACCACTTCAGACCCACGGCCATGCCGTGCTGGCCGATGATCTGCCAAACCGGGTGGTCCTCCCACACCAGTTTGCCGTTTTCGAGGATGGCGAGGTCGTAGGCTTCGGCGCAGGGCTGCGCGGCCTTGTCCATCGCGTTGTGCTTCGACTGTCCGCCCTTCGCGTTCGTGACGATCGGGCCGGGCTTCGAGCGCCCCTGCGCGTACAGCGCGTCCTGCTCGCTCGGGCTGCGGTAGGTGCACGTCAGGAACACGTGCACGCTTCGCTCGCGCAGCTCGTCGTTGTTCGCGAGCGCCGCCATGTGCTTGTAGTACAACTCCCGCACTGCGGGCGAAAGGTCCAATGGATCTCGTGATGCCATGTGCGTCTCCTACGCTTTGTAGCGTCCGTCGATGATGTTGATGAGGGTTCTCTTGCCATTCTTGTAAAGCAGGCCGTGGGTATGGAGCCACGAGCTCGGTCCGCGGTTGTACGAGAGGCGCAGGCGCGAGCTGGTGCCGACCTGGTACACGCCGTCCTCGATGCCCGGGCTATGGGCGTGCCCGATGAAGGTCTTGACGCCGATCTTCCCGAACGCCTTGCGCGTGCCGCGCGCTCCATTCGGCCCCACGTGCCCGTGGAATCCCATTTCCACCCCGAGCATGAAGAAGCTCTCGTCCTGGTGGAGGAACACGGTGTCCTGGTGCTTGAGCCACTGCTTTCCCCAATACGAGAAGATGTCGAGGGTGCTCGCGCCGCCGGTGCCCATCCTCGAGAGCTGGCACATGGCCACGTAGCTCTGCGCCCAAAAGATCGCGTTCTCTGGGTCCTTCTTCGGGTCGGTGTCGTTCACCCACCGCCACAGGTGGTCGTTCGGGTGGTTGGACGGAACCACCACGTTCTTCGTGTGTGCCGGCGTGTGCTCGTCCATGAAAGTGAAGCACTCCATCAGCTCGCGCGACACGTTGCCGGCGCCCGAGTGGTGCTTCACGTAGTTGATGACCGCCTTGTCGCGGTCGTGGTGGCTGCCGGAGTAGCAGTCGAAAACGTCGTGCCACACCAGAACCTCCGGCTTCAGGCTGTCTATGATGCCGCCATTGCCGAAGGTGGCCTTCACCACCTGCGGGTCCACGAACTTGACGTGCGTGTCGCCCATGACAAGCGCTGCTGCGCGCGGGACGCGCTTGTAGTCGTCTCCGCTGTACTCCCACTCCATGTCCATGAAGCTGCCGTTCCTGATGGCGTTGATCTGGCGCATGTGGAACAGCTCGCCCTCCTGCTCGAGGACGCACGCGCCGAACGTGTGGTGGTGCTCGCCTTTCTTCCCGGCCTTCGTCTGGAGGTAGTTCATCACCGTCACAGCGCCGGTGGTGGTGATGATCTTTGGCAGCTTGTGGCCGGGCGTCGCGACCGTCTTGAGCTCCAGCTTCGGGTGCCCGATGATGGCGCTCCTGCTCCCGCTGATCGTCTCGAACCCCTGGAGCGGGCTGCTCGCTGTCGGCTGCGTCTTGATGTCGCCGAGCACGACGAGGTGCCGGTTGATCTCCCATCGCTGGTCGAGGATGTACGGAGCCAGCTCGGGCGCCCACCAGTCGTCGCTATTCGCCTTCTTCGACCAGATCGCCGTCGGGTTCTTGTACCGGTACGGGATGACGACGAGCTGCGCGTTCTTGTGCTTGCAGTAGGTCAGCAGCGACGCGAAGAACGCCTTGTTGATCGGGGTCGCGTTCTGCGCCGAGGTGATGACGTAGCGCTTGACGTCCCTCTTGTCGAACTTCAGCTTGCGGTGCAGCTTTTTCACCGTGGCGGTGTCGATGCCCTTCGCCTCGGCAGACTCGACTCCGACAGGGTTGTGCCCGTTCCAGCAGTACGTCCCGTTTCTTTTGTGCCCGCAACTCCAGCGCTGCTCTCCAGCTCTGCCGGTGCCGCGCTTCACGACGGGTTTCCCACACTTGGGACAGCTAGGCACGCTTCCCACCCTTGGCTTTCCAAACCGTGACACGGCCGTTCAGATCCATCGAGTAGAAAGGCCCCGCGGTGTTCTCGTCGATCTTCGAGGCGGCCACGACCGCCTCCAGTGGGCTCAAGCCGAGGAACTTCATCGCGTACATCGCGACATCGCGCCCCGAGCCGATCGCCATGAATTTGTCCTTCAGAGGGAAGCGGAATAGCGCCTGGTCCAGCAGGAACATGCCTTTCGCAGTCAGCTCGAGCACCACGAAGTCCTCGCCCTCCTTCTTGGAGAACGCAGGTTCGTCCGTTGGCGTAGCGCCGCGCGAGAGCCACTTGATCACCTTGCTGGATCCTGTGCCACCGGCCTCGCCGTAGATGGACTCGCCGAAGTGGTGCAGCTTGTTCGACAGGAAGGCGAAGCTCCCGTCGTCTGAGGAGCATTTCGAGTCGGCCGCGATCTCGCGTCCGTTGCAGGCGACAGTAGTCATCGGTTGAGATTATGCATCATTGCATAACCCACCGTAAAGGGGGAAATGCTAATGCCGGATTACTGCTTGAACGCCGTGGTACGCAGCCGTGCCGGCCGCGGAGACCAGGGTGACCCATTTCGCGACGGCGCCGACGATCTTGAAGCTGCGCACCATGGCGTGAATGTCCAGCGTCAGCTCGGTGTTCTTCTTGACCTCGGCTTTGAGCTCTTCGAACTCGGTGCGGGTCACCGGCGCCCCGCCTGCTCGCCTTTCTTCCATGACAACCTCCCTACCACCGAGCTACGCCGTGCGCGCGGTTGCGCAGGGCTGCCCGGGTGAATGATTTCGAGGACTCGACGCGGGCAACTGCGATCCCGTCGTCGAACAGCTTCTTGTGCGCGAGAGCGGCGTTGCCGTTGCTCCACGGCTGGCCAGTGATCATCTGCATGCGCGAGATCGCGCCGTGGCTGATCACCTCCAGGTAGCGCTCGAACGACCAATCCGGCACGCCAGCTGTCTGCGCCCTGGTCGGCTTTTGGGCGATGTAGAAAAAGAGCGCATTGACGTTCCCTACGGGAACCGACGCCACGCTAGGAATAGGGAGCAGAAGTACCGTGTAGTCTCCCCTTCCGATGAACCTACATGGCCTCGTGCCTGTTTGGGTGAGCCAGAGCGGGTAGTCACGGAAAGCGTCCGCGCGCGTGATCGGGTGGATTTCCATGTTGTTGTACACGCCGTAGAGGACCTTCGCGATGGCGAAATTCGGGTCTACAGAGGTGAGCTGATACGCCTGCGTGTTCGCGATCAGCGCGAGAGGTGCTGACTGGTGAATGTCCACCCACGAGCGGTCGAAGAACTCGATCGCTGCGTCGCGAATCGCGTTGATGACCTGAAGCTCTGGCGCGCCCTGGACGTGCGGCATGACCTCCGGCAGGAACGCCTGGTAAGTGACGTTGGCCATTAGTAGGAGTCCGCGCTACCGATCGCTTGCGCCTGGCTCGCGGTCGGGTTGACTGGTGGAACGACCTTGGGCGAGGATCCCGCGCGCGATGGCGCGTCGCTGTCCGTCGTCGTCTTGGTCTTGGCGGACACGCCGAGGCTCGCGTTGAACGCCTCGAGGAAGAGGACCGCCCGCGGCGAGCTCACGAACTCGTCATCGCGCGACTCCGCGCGCCAGACCATGTAGTCCTCGATCACCGGCTTGTACACGTCGGCGATCGGGATCTGATCCGTCGTGATCGCCAGAGCCGTTGGACTCTTCGCCCATTGGCCGGTGAGGATTGTGGCCCCGGGCGCCTGCGGGTACACGTAGAAGGCCACCGGGTCGCGCGGATGGCGCATCCAGTTCTGCGAGACGTCGGCGGTGTCGAGGTGCCAGTTGACGTTGAAGGAGTCGAAGTCGTCCGGGTCGGCTTCCTTCACCGCCCTGCCCCCCTTGACGCGGACGATCTGCATCAGGCGGATAGCGCCGGAGGGGAGCTTCTGGAACGTTTCGCCAGCGGTGAGAGGGATGTCGCCGAAGAACGAGAAAAGGTCTGGCCGGCGGAGCGCGACCTCGTAGAGGGCGTCGTTCGCGTAGTCGATCAGGTCGGCGTCGGCGTAGCGCAGCGCGGTGACGTCGGTGTCCTGGAGGACGCCCCGCACGCCGGTCAAAAGCTGGCCTAGCGTGACAGCCATGGCCGCTTACCCCGCTTGCTTTTGGGCGAGGCCCTTGAGGTAGTTTCGGACCTGCACTTCGTCGTGCGTCGGGTCCAGCTTGACGTTCGCCTGCTTCGCGAAGGACTCGAGGCCCTTCATGTCGAGCTCGTCGAGGAACGCGAGCGGGTCCGCGTTCTTCTCCTCTTCGGCTACGGCTGGCGCCGAGGCGTCGGCGACGACCTGCGCGAGCAGAGCGCGGGACGCGTCGTCGTAGGGCTCGTAGGCCGAGTCGATCGCGAGCAACGTGCGGGCGTCGCCCTCGTCGGCCACGTCGGCGACGTGCTTGCTTGACGTCGCTGTCGGCTGGAAGTTGTACTCCCGGTAGTCAGGCTTCCCGGGGTAGGAGAACGTAACGAGCGACCCGCCGGGCCGCTCGTACTTGCATCGGATCAACATGCCAGACTCCTGTCAGGCGACGCTGCTTACGCGCCGAAAACTTGGTTGCGGTAGCGCGCGGTGAGGCCCACGACGATGGAAATGCAGGTCCAGGTCAGGCCGTTGTCGGCCGTGGTCTGCGCGGTCGTGGTGTTCCACTCCGGCTGCGACGCGATCGGCGAGCTGACTGTGCCGCCGCCGCCCGTGACCTTGAACATGGAGCCGTTGGCCAGGGTGATGGTGTCGCCGGTCTGGTACACGGTGCTCGGCTGCCAGGCGCCCTTCAGGGCTCCCGAGGCGGTCGGTGTGGTTGCCGTTGCCGGGCCGGTTTGCGCCAGGACCAGGAGGAATCGGTCGTAGGGCTTCGAGGTCAGGCGCGGTGTGTCCACGCCGGTCGGGCGGAACTCGCCGCCGGCCTTCGACTGCGCGCCGGTCGTCGCCAGAAGGACCGGTCCGAGAAGTGCCGTTCCGGCTGCGTTCGCGATGCCCACCTGGAGCACGGCGGTAGGAGCCGCGTTCGAGTCCAGCGAGTCCAGGTCGAGGATCAGGTCCTCGAGCACCGTGTTCGCCGGCAGCTTGACCATCTGGAAGGTGTCGTTCAGCACCAGGGCGCCCACGAGGGCGATAGGCGCGCGAACCGACACTGCTTGACCGGCCTGTGAAAGGCTGACCGGCGGACGTGCCCCTTGGGATTGGGGGCTCTTGTAGGCTGTGGACATGTTGCTTTCTCCTGAAAAATGGTCTCGTCGTCGCTACGGCTCGGATTACGGAGCCACCGCGGCCACGTCGTTCGCGATCACGCCGAAGTCGTTCTGGCCGTTCGCGGTCGTGAACGTGCACTTCTTGATGCCGAAGATCGTGTTGGTGCTGATCACGATTTCGTTCCCGTTGTCACGGGTCTCCTCGTGCCAGTCGAACCGCAGGCCGGTGCCCGGCGAGCCGAAGGCGCACACTGCCGCCTGCGAGCCGAGGAAGAGGCCACGCACGGCGGAGACGTTTGCGCCCGCGCCGTAGTTGTTGAACTGGATGAGCGCCTTGTGGCTCTGGAGCACGACGTTGTTGTACATGCCCAGGGCGCCGTTGAAGATCGGGTTCTTGCGACCCTCGGCAGCAGCCGCAGCCTTCTGGATGTCGAGCCACTGGCCGGCGGAGCTGTTCGTCCGCAGGTCGAACTCCATCCAGGGGTTCATCAGGTAGACGAAGTGGTCCTCGCCGTCGATCTTGATCGGCTGGATCTGCGGGATCTGCGTGGTGCCCCCGCCCATCATGTAGGCAGTTGCGAGCAGCCGGTCGATGACCGTCAGGTTCAGCTTGTCGGCCGCGACCATCGCGTTCGCCGCGGTTGGTGCGCCGGCGGCGTTGTACTGTTTCAGGTGGTTCGTGTCGGGCGACGTCAGCGGGTTGTTTGCGAACCCGGTGTAGGTCGTCGCGAACACGTAGTCGGTGTTGACTCCGCGCGCGCCCGAGAGGTACATGAAAAACAGTTCGTCGAACACCCGCGCCCACCAGTCGGCCTGGCGCTTCTTGCTGATCTGCCGGATGTCGTGGAGCGTGCGCTTGCGCGTCATACGGCCACCGCCGTTGACACCGCCGCGCATTTGGTCCACGTACACGTTGTCCGTGTAGAACTTCAGGTCCTCTTCGAGACCTTCGAGGGTGTTGTCGCCCTCGACTGGCTGCATCGCCAGCTGCATGTTCAGGTCGTACACGATCTGCTCGCCAGCGTCCGACTCGAGGTCGGTGAGCATGTGGACAGGCGCCGACGCGTCCGCGCCGTAGCCCATCATCTTCTTGTTGAAGTAGCTGGTGCGGCCGATGTCCACGGCGAGCGCCGCGGAATACTTCTTGACCGCTTTCGGATCGTTGAGGCCGACGATTGTCTTTGACACGGGTGCGTCTCCTTGAATTTTCCAAGGTGGTCGCACTCATGCGCTTCCGATCCTTGCTGCGTGGCGCCCTTTCGAGAGCGCCGGTTACCATTGAAGCCTACCCTAACGGGCAGAGTTCCCTAAATCTTGCTGCGGTCCTGCTTGTTCGGCGGAGTCAGCTTCACGCTATGCGGCGCCGTCACTACGATTCGAGCTCCAGAACCCCCACGCTTTTTCCCGAGCGCGATGTGAATCTCGCACCCTTCGGAAGATGGCGGGACCGTCGCGACGACGGCCTCGCCAACCTTCAGGTCGCAGGACATGCCCATGGCACTATTGCGCCAGGTACCGCGCGCGCTGATCTGCTGTCAGGCGCGCGATGGCATTTTCGTACTCCATGCCCTCGAGCTCGTCGATCTTCGCGAACTCGTTCTTCGTGTCGATGTTGTCCGCAGCCGCCGGCTTGCCAGCCAGCGTCTCGGGAAGATCCACGCTCGCGATCTGCGGCGCGGGCTTGCCGGGCTTCGCCTCGGTCGCGTTTGCCACTGGCGCTCCGATGCCGAACAGCTTGCGCACTTCGCGGCCGGCGGCGTTCAAGAACTGCATGTCGCCGTAGTCCTTGAACTGCGGGTCGGAGTACATCGTCTCGAGCTGCGCCTGCATTGCGGCCCACACGCGCGGGTCATCGCGGATGATCTCGTTCCCTGGCGTCCTGAAGAACGATTCCTGGCGCGCGGCCCACGCTGCCTCCTCGTTCGCCACGGTGTTCTGCTGAGCCATGTCGCTCTGGAGTTTCGAGCGCGACAGCTTGTCGTTCTCGATCATGAACTCCGCGGTCTTGACCTCGCCGTCCTCGAAGCGCTTGGCGAGCGCAGCTTGCGCTGCGGCGTGCTCTTCGTCGGTGACCGTCTTGGCGCTCACCTTCGCGAGCGTGGGGTTCGGGTCCTGTGCATCCGGAATCCCGTCGTCGGCGCCTTGCGCCGGCGCAACAGCAGCGGGCTTCGCAGCCTCTCCTGGTTTCGCCGCAGCGGCGGCTTCGGCGGCCTTTGCAGCGTCCGCAGCCTTCGCGGCCTCTGCCGCCTTCGCTGCGTCCGCCGCTTTCGCCGCCTCCGCGGCTTCGGCCGTCTCTTTCGCGCGCGCTGCTTCAGCAGCAGCTTTCAGGTCCGTGTCTACGAACTCGGACGGCCCTTTGTCGTCCAGCTCGGCGCCGATCGCTTCGCGCTCGGCCGGGCTCATCATAGCGAGTTCCGCCTCGGTGTAACCGGCCGGTGCCTCGACAACGGTTTCGTTCTCTTCTTCCTGCGCAGCTTTCGCCGCGGCTCCTGTCGCGCTCATGTGCTTGTCCTCATGGTCAATAATCGTCCTCGATTAAACGAAGAACCAGGGCTACCAGTTCGTCATCGTCAAGTTCCATTGATACAGGATCATCCAAAGTGACGGAAATCCCAGGGAACTCGACCTGCACGCGCCCCGGCGCGATGTGCCGCACGACGCCAGAGGGCAAAAACTCGCGCTTTTTGCGCTGTTTCTTGCGCTTTCCAGGCGTCCCGCCGCCAGTTGGCCCGGGCGGCAGCTGAAACACCGACGGTGGCGGCGTGACGTCGATCGGGAGCGCGCCGTCGCCCTGCGGGCTGAAATAGCGCGGCCCGTAGTAGAACTCGGCGAAAAACCGGTGGCCGAAGTAGCCGCCACCGGTCGCATCCTGGCCGACGCCGCCGAAGTAGCGCGGCCCGTAGTAGACCGCGCCGAAAAAGGCGCGCCCGAACACGTTACGTCACGTCTGTAGTGACCGCGGAGCGGTTTCCGCTAGCGTCCACGGTCGCGGTGATGCGGTTCTTCGTGTCCGCGAGGTCGCGGAAGTGGACCGTGGTGGTCGCCATGCCGTCAGCCTTACCGGCGAGGGCGGAATTCCACAGGCGCGCGGCCTGACGCGCGGTGAACGTGCCATCCACCACCTCGTCCCAAACGGCGTGGACCGCTCCGACGGTGAGCGCCATGGCATCGCCGGTCGCAGCCGGTGCCGCAGGCAGATTCGTGGTCTTGGAGTTGATTGCCGCGATGTCCGCCGCCAGCGAGGCGCCAGCCGGCGCTCCGAGACGGGTGTAGATAGCGCCCGCGCCCGTGTTCACGTCCGTCAGAATGGTGCCCGTGTCGGACTTGATCGCCGCGATGTCTGCGGAGACCGAAGCTCCCGCCGGCGCGCCCAGGCGAACGAAGGCATCGCCGGTGATGAAGTCGGTAAGGCGCTTGCCGATGCTGCCTGCGGTCGTCAGCGCGCTGGTCAGCGCGTCCCAAATGGCTTGGACACCGGCACCAGACAGAGCGTAGCCGGTCTTGTCGTTGTTCGTCCCTACCGTGACCGCTCCTCCCGAAAGCGTAATCGACGCGGACGCCAGGCGAGAGCTCACCGTGGCGTTGAGGTTGTTGCCGACGATGTTTCCTGCCGAGCCAGCACCGTATGCTCCAGGGAGCGCGGTCAACCATGGGTCGCCAGCGGACCCGGCGCCGTTCAGCGCCGCGCCGGTCGTCCCTGCGGTCAGGTGACCCGAGAGAACAGCGTCCCAAACGGCGTTGGTCACTGCCGCGGACGTGAGGTCGTTGAAGCCGGTGATGTTCGTGGTCTTGGCCAGCACCAGCGGGGTCGAGGTGGCGTTGAAGTCCTGCCCCGAGCCTGCCTTCACGAGGGTCAGGCCGTTCCCGTTGCCGCTCCCGTTGACCTTCATCCCGTCGTTGCCGGACACCGTGGTCGTGCCGCCCGCGGTGATGTTCGCACCCTCGGCAGCTCCGTTCGTGGTCGCCGCGCCGGCGCCGCCGGTCGCTTTGATCGCCGCGGCAGCGGTACCGCCGCCCGTGGTTGAGGCTGCTCCGCCAGCCAGCGTCAGCGCCGCGGTCGCTGCCGCAGCTCCAGCTGCGGCCGTGCCGTTGATGGTGACCGCCGCGTTCGTTCCGGCGATGAACACCCCGCCGGCTGCGCCCGGGGTCGCGTTCGGCAGCGCCGTGAGGCCCGCGCGCACGCTGTCCGAGAGGTCAACTGCGTGCTCGGCGCTCGCGTTGCCGTAGGTCTCGATGATGAACATCTGGTCCTCGACCGCCTTCGTCGCGGAATCGACCACCGTGATCATGACCTGTGCGGCCTGCATTTCGGTCGCGGTAAGGCTGAAGTCCCACATCGCGCCATTACCCATAGTAATAGCGGTCGGCAGGTTGGTGACGTTCGCAGCGGCGCCGCCGTCCTTGGAGATCTTCACGTCGCCAGCGGCCGGCGTCCAGTCCGCGCTCACGGCGAAGTCCACCACCGCGCGCTTGATGACCGGTACATAGATATGGCGTGCGACGCCGTATTTGGAAAGGAACATGTCAGTGCCTCATGTGCGAAAGGACGCCGCGACACACGCCGCGAACGTTGCGCTCGAGCTCCGGGTACGTGATGGTGGGACCGCCGCCCGAGCCGGCTTCCTTGTACGTGGCAATGAACGCGATGGAGTCGGTAACGCTTCCGGTAACGGTGATGCTCGTTGCCGTAGTGAGCGTGGACGTCACCAGGCGAGTGCCCATGGCGCCCGTCATGAAGTTAGCTCCGTCCTGCTGCTCGCGCTGGAGCGTGAACGTGTTGCCGAACGTGTGCACGATCGTTCCGCTGGAATCCTCGCAGCTGAAACCGATCAGAAGCTCGTTGGTGACCGTGGTCGTGATGCTCGGCGACGTGTACGGACTCGTCGAGTCCACGTTGCCGCCGCTTTGGTCCAGCGGAGCTGTCGTGTCCGCGCCGGTGATCTCGACACCGAAGATCGTCGCGTAGGTGGCGGAGCTAAGGTTGATGGTCTGCGTGTGGCTCGCCCCGCCCGTCCCGTTGATCTTCTGGTCCTGCCTGCCGTCGGAGCCCGCTCCCGATGTCTGCGTCGTCCCGATCTGCGCGTAGGTGTTCCCTTTGGCGTCGCTCCAGCTCGAGAACTTGCCGGTGCCGAAGGCACCGCCCAACCAGAACGTGCTTCCGCTAACCTGAGTCGTGACTCCGGGAGTCGTTACGAAAGTAGCGGAGCCAGTCGAGGCAGTTGCCGTCGAGCCGATCGCGATGGCCATGTCACACCAGCGTCAGCGTGCCGCTCGCGATCTGGAGCGGTTGCGGATTGTCGAAACGAACCTTGAACAGAGCACCCTGCGGAACGAACGGCGTGCCGTCGCCCGTCTGTACGGACGCCTTGAAGAACCAGTTGCGCGTCGGGTTCCCGGCCTTGTCGAACAGGCCGGGGCCGATCCCCGCCGCGCCGAATTGGTCGAAGGTGGCTCCGCCGTCGCGGCTGATCCACTGCGAGAACACGAAAGTCGCGTTCGCCGGGAACGCGGAGAACGTGACCTGGAGCCCGAGCTCGCTGAAGGCGACCGGAGCCTGGCGCGCAGGGGTCTCGAAGCTCCCGACGGGGATGCTGGTCTGCGGGATCTGGAAGGAGTTGGCGGCCATTACTTCTTCTCCGCAGGCTTCCCATCGCCTTCGTGGTTCACCTCGAACTCGATGTTGCCGGTCTGCTTGTTCTTCACGATCTTGCCCGTGCGGCGCCCGCTACCGCCCTGCGGATGGACGTGCACGGCGATGTTGAGCGGCTGGCCCGAGGCGCCCGTCTGCTCTTTCGATGCCTGCTCCTGCTTCGCCTGCTGGTCCTTCAGCTCCTTGGCGTGCTTGTCCTGGAGAGCCTTGCTCTCCTTGTCGGCCTTATCCTTCGCCGCCGTCTCGTCCTTCACGCGCTTTTCCTCCGATGCCTGCTTTTCCTTAGCCTGCTTGTCGGCGAGCGCCGCCTGGTCCTTGCGCGCTGCCTCGTCCTGTTGGCGCTGCTTCTCCGCGTCCTTCGTCGTGCGGTCGCGCTCGCCCTTGTGGAAGTCAACCTGCGACTGGAGGGCCGCGAGCTGGTCGGCGGTCTCGCCGGCGGCAGCCGTCGCCTCGATGTTCGCGCCGGCTTGGATGCGCGCGACCTCGATCTCGGAGGCGCCCTTGTCGGCTGCGCCCTTCGTCTCCGCTGCCGCCTTGATCTCGGCGACCTTGATCTCGGTCTCGGCCTTCTTGTCGATCTCGTAGCGCCGGTTCTGAATTTCCTGACGGTTCTTGTTGATCTCCTCGTTGAGGGTGGCCTGGTCGATGCGCGCCTTGTCCTCGACCGCGCGCAGCTTCGCTTCCATTTCGCCTCGGACCTTGCCGTCCACGCCCAGGGTCGGGATCTCCGCGCGGATGCGCTCGGCCTCCGCCGTCGTCTTGTCGATCTTCGATTGCTTCTCTGCGAACTCGAGCTGGATGGCCTTCTGCGCGACGGCCGCTTTCTGCTGGTCGGCCTGCGCCTGCTCCGTCGCGCGCTGCTTGTCGGCTGGCGTCATCTGCTCGGGCGGTGGCATTTCGCCGTTGATCTTGCGGATGCGCGCGACCAGCTCGTTCTTGCCCGGGAAGTCGGACAGGTCCACCACCGCGTCGAGCAGCTTGATGGAGATCTGTGGGTCCATCTTCGACACGGCGTCCATGAGCGATTCGTACATGGCCTGCTTCATCGTGTCGCGGAAGTCCTGCTCCGAGACGATGTAGTCCATCTGCGTCGCCGTGATGTCGTTGAGGCCGCCCTCCTGGTTGATGTCGTGCCACTGGATCGCGCCGCGGTCGCCCGTGATGCGGATCGCCATCGGCTGATCAATGAACTGCTCGGCAACGGACAAAAGGATCTCGCCAGCGTGCTGCCGCGCCTGGCGGATGTTGTCGAACAGCTCGGCCGAGACGACCGAGCCCTGCGTCTGCTTGGCCAGCACCGCGCGGCCCGAGATCGCATTGGTGTCGCGCCCAAGATTCTCGGACGTGACCCCTGAAATTTCCTGAATGTGCAGCCCGTCGTGCTCGACCAGCTTGACCTGCTCTTCGGCGAGCGCAGTCTCCGTGTGGATGTCGAAGCGCGCCTTCGGCGTGTCGAGAAGCAGCTGAGCATCCGGCCGTGCCACTTCATCGCGCATGGATTCCCAATCCTGGACCGCGTTGCGGTCGGCGATAATGCGGGTCGAGGACAGCAGGAACAGCGCCTTCGAGTAGCGCTTGTTCAAATCCTCCTGCGGGTCGCGGCAGTTGCGCACCACGCCGTATGGCTCGTGGAACTTGCCCTTGCGGTACGCCCAAAGCGGGATGAACGGGAACCGGTTGTGGTGGTACGGCGAGCACATGTTCTGCAACAGCGTGTTCTCGCAGAACACCGCGCAGTAGACCTGCATGACCACAGCGTCGTAGACCGAGGCGACGCCGTCGCTGATCTCGTTGTTCAGCTCGAACATCATCCGCTGGTTCTTCAGGTTCACGATGCGGCCGTGGTGCCTGCCGCCGCTCACCTTCTGCCCCTTCGTCGGGAGTCGGTACCAGCATTCGACCAGGCGGACGCGCTCGCGCCGGTTGTTGACCTGCGTGCTCACGAAATCGGTGTAGCTCGGGATGCCGAGAGCGTTCCCGTGCCGGTCGCGGTGCGAGAAGCGCTGCCCGAGGTAGAACTCGTCGTCGTCGTTGGTCGTGAGGTCCGTACTCACGCTCGTCGCGCAGGTCTTGAGCTCCATCGCGCGGTTCGGGAACATCGCTTGCCCGATGTCGAGGTCGATCCACTTTGACCGGAACACGTAGCGCCAGTCGGAGGTGTCCTTCTTCGTGCCCAGGGCGTCGTACCACATGTTCCGCCACGACTCCTGGCCGAGGTAGATCGGCATTTCCTGGTTGTCGCCGCGGACTCCGACCTCGATCCAGCCCAGGCCGGAGATAAACGCCTCGCGTGAGGCGTCGGAGAAGGCGAATTGACCCTTGGAGACGTCGTTGATGTACTTCATGACGTCTTTCTTCATCTGCGCGCTTGCTTCCTGCCCCTTCTTGCGCGGCAGCACGTTGAAATCGACGCGCGTGCGCCGCTCCGTGCCGATCAGCCAGTCGATGACGGGCTTGGTCTTGTTGAAAACGAGCGCGGCCTGCCCTACGTCCTCGAGTGCGCGCCTGTCCTCCGCGGTGAACTGGTCGCCGTGGTAGAAGCACTCGTCAATGTCCATATCCAGGCGCACGAGGGACTGCGCCTCGCGTGCTTGGACCCACCACTCCAGGATCTTGCGGAAGATCTCCTGGTTCTGCTCCGACTCCATCGGGTTCTTGGCCGGCCCGGTGTTCGAAGTGCGCTCGGCGATGAGCGGCTTCGCGGTCTTGGACCAGTCGGGATAGCGAGTGCGGGTAGCGGACGACATTTCCGCTCCTAGTGCAGCGTGATCAGGCGCTTGCCGTGGTCAAACTCGGCTTGGAGAGGCGCGCCCAGGCGCTCGAGCTCGGCTTCGGAGGGCTCGGGGGCCATCTTCACCAGGTCCTCAAGGCACTCGAGGATCACGTCGGCGATGTTCTTGGCCGCCTGGCGCTCGTTGTGCATGCCGAAGTGGTCCGCGATGCGCGCAGACTGCGCGACAAGGAACGGGATCTCGGCGTACTTCCACGCGGCCGACAGGCAGATGACGAACGCGGACTTCGTTCCGAGGTGCTGGCGCAGCAGGCACATGGCAGGCTCGCCATTCACCCACTGGAAGGAGACGATGAAGCCCTTGAGTTGCCGCGTTTTCGCGATGAATTTGCGGCTGAGCATCCCCTATTGAACCTCGCGCGGCCAATGTGCCCTAAACCGTTCGCCAGTTCCGCCGGGACGGGAGACCGGAGCGCTGCGCCGGTTGGTAGGCGGCGATCTGCATCCCGGTCAGCACGAAGTAGCGCATGCAGTCCATCAGGTGATCGCGCTTCTTGACAATCAGCCCCTTCTCGTCGCGGTGGTACAGCGGGAACTCCTGCTGCCAGTTCGGGCACGCCTTGCGGAACACCTTGATACGTCCAGTCGAGAGCCGGCTCCAGGTCTCGTGGATGCCGGCGTCCACCGCGTTGTTGGCGTTCACGAGGTTCATGCCCTCGCCCTGGTAGACGGTCATCAGCTGCTCGCCGTCCTTCTGGCTCCGGCCGTTCGCGCTCGGGTCGATGCAGCCCGGGATCCACACCCCGCGCGCCTTGACCGCGCTCGCGTGCAGCGGCGGCTCCTTCTGGCCCTCGTAATACTCGGAGTAGAAGTAGATCGTGTCCGACTCCTGGTCGATCGCGCCCCACAGCGCCGCGGTTTTCTTCCAGCCAACGTCGAAGGCGAACGCCTTGCGCCAGGCGCGCGGGACCGGGAAGTCGTCCACCAGGACCTCGTCCATGATGACCGGGAAGATGCGGCCCGACCCGATCACCGGGATGCCCTTCGAGCGCGCGTCGCGCTCCGCCGGCGTGTATGACTTCCACATTTCGTCCTTCATACGCTCGGTCAGGTGCGGCACGTCGTCCCACGTGATGCCGAGAAGGAACTTGTGGTCAGGCAGCGGCTTCTCCATGAACGCGAAGATGACATCCCCGATGCCGCGAAGTGGCGTGAACGTGCACATGATCATGCCGTTCACCGTCATGGTCCGAGTCAAGCACTCCGAGTAGATGTCCTGCGGCGGCTCTTCGTCCAACCAGATCAAGTCCTGCTCTGTGCCCTGGAAGGACTCGCGCTTCTGGTCGTAGGACTTGAAGGTCAGGTACGAGAGACCCCCGGAGACGTGGCGCACGACCACCTGGTCAACGGCCTCCGCGACGTTCCGCTTGGGCGTGTACCGGACAATGTGCTCCGCGCGAATGAGCCCGGTACCGAAGCTGCCCCACTCGCCAAGGAGCTTCTTCTGCAAGATGTCGCGCACGGTTAGGGATGTGTCGCCCGCGCACCACGCCTTGATCGGGCGCTTGAACACGCGCCCGGGCCACCACTTCGGGTAGACGCCGGTCAGGTGGCACGCGGTCTCGTAGCCGCCGATGCCCTCGGTCTTGCCGACGCGGTTGGCCGCCATGGCCATGCGCTCGAGCTTCGAGGTGCCAGCGGTGAAGAACTCCAGCGACTTCGGGTAGAGCTCCCGGCGCAGCGGTCCCTCGTCCGGGTAGTACCAGTCGATGCGGTTGGTCTTGCGGCGCCGGATGGCCTCCTGCAAAAACAGGGCCTCCTGCGCCTTCGGCGAAAGGTCTGCGATCAGGCTCATGTCAGTGGAGGAGCGGGTCCTCGTCGAGCTCGCCGAAGAGCGGGACCGGATCGTTTGCGTCGGTGTCGAGCCAGGAGATCACCCCGCACTCGCTCGGGTGCTGGTTGCAGCTCTTCCCGAGCTCGAGCAGGTCGCTGAAGCTGTTGCAGGTCTCCCCGCACTGGTCGCACTTGCAGGGGAATTTCATCAGCCCTGCCCCAGGCTCAAGGCGAGCGTTGTCGGCTTGTGGAGGATCGCGTCGCGCGCGCCGCTCATGGAAATCATCTTTCCGTATAGCGGCGAGCACAGCCGCCCGGCGACGGCGTTCAGGAACCTCGCGCGGGCGTTGCGATCTATGTTCCGCCTGCAAAACGCCTGATACTCGGCGCGGTGCGCTGGAATCTCTTCGGCGAGACGGAAATTCGGGTCCGCGATGTAGCGGCGCCACCAGATAGTCGGCTCCCCGCGCTGGCGCCATCCGTGCACTTTCTCGTGAGCCATCAGGTCGAGCGAAATATCCGCGTCCTCGGGGTTGTAGATCGTGTCGTCCCAAGCGAAGATGACCGGCTGCCCGGCAACGTGGAACTCGGCGTCGATCTCCTTCCACAGTGGGGGCCTGGCGATGACGATCTTCATCAGCGGTCCAGGAAGGTGATCCAATAGCCGTGGCTGAGCAGGTCGTGCCGGTTGACCTGGCCACTGTCGTTTTCGACAAGCGCCTCGCCATTGAAAATGGCGAGGCACACTCCTTCGTAGCCCCACGAGCTCGACTGGATCTTGCACGGGCGCGGGAATGGAATGGCGTTCATTCGTCGGCCCCGTCCATGCGGCGTCCGGTGTTCATATCAGGTAGATCGGAGCGAGGACACCGAAGCAGGTGAACGCAGCCCCGGTCCAGTCCTGCTCCGCGCCCTTGGGGTCGGGGCCTGCGTTCCAGAGGAAGTAGCCGATGAACATCGGCACCGGAAGCCAGAACCACGCGCCGTAGGCGACCATGACCGCGGCGGTGACGCCCTGGCACCCGACGGCCGCGACGTGCCCGGCAGTCTCCTTCGTGTTCGGGTCCCGGACCGGAGCCGTGTACGGCGTCTCGAGTACGGGGTGGTCCTGGAAGCCCGGATGCATCGTGTCGTTCGCCGCGCGCGCGGGCAGCACGAAGAGCAGCAGAGCTACGACGAGGCTAGTGCAAAGAGCCCTCATGTGTTTCTCCTTGTTGTTGTTTTTCTGCGGAGACTTTCTCGGGCAGCGCGAACACGCCGTCCGGTCCCGGGATGAGGTCGATGGACGCCCGCTCGTCGATGAGCCGCTTGATGCGGTTGTCCAGCTCCTCGTTGGTGAGGCCCTTCAGCTCGTGCTCGATGGTGATGCGCTTCTCGTCGGTGAACATGGCGTGCCGGCGGCCCAGGAGCTCGAGGGCCTTGTTCGCGCCCTGCGCGTTGAACTCCCACTCCCCTGTCGGCATGTTCTCGACCTTACCGGTCTCGGGATTCAGGCGCCGCTCGAACACAGGCTCCTTCTGCATGCACCGCTCGACCACCTCGACCAGGCGCTCCTCGACGTACTTGGCGCTTGAGACCGCGCGCCGGGACAGCTCGGCGAGCCGCGTGTCGATCGCCGTGGCGATCTCCGGGACGCGGAGCATGCGCGCCCCGACCGTGCTGGCGGTCTCCTCGCTCCAGGTGCCGACGCGCCGCACTGCCGCCGCGGCGTCGAGGTCAACGGTGTACTCCTCGACGAAGCGCAGCTCCTTGTCCGTGAGGACCCGCTGAAATCCGGTGGTCAGGTCGCCGGGTTTAGGCACGCGGAACCCCTCCGGAAAAAAGCCGCCGGAAAAAAGAGACGACCCGCCGAAAAAAAATCCCGCGTGGGACTGACACCCCATCGTGGGGTACCCGGAGAGATTTTCCCTTCAGACCCCTAGCCCCCACCCCCCACCCACCCCGCCCTCGCTCTTGACCGCGCGCGCGCTCGGGCAGTAGGAAACCTGCGAGCCGGAGCTGCGTGCGTGCCTCGGGCTGTCGAGTTGTAGATTTCGATGTCGGCATACGTTTCAACAAGTCTTTCGGCAAGGCTCTCCCGGCACCGCGCGCAAGTCGTTGACCTGCATCGCGTGTTGTAGAAATACACATTTCTACAACTTGAGGCCGAATAGTCACTTTTGCACCACTTTGGGGCATCCAGAACACGCTAGGCGCCTCGATCCCACCTCGGTTGATACCCCGGCACGAGGCACCTATGCATAGAAGTCGCACATCCAGACGCACGCGGAGGCGAGGCAGGAGCGACCTAAAACCGTCAGTTTCATAGGCCGAGCGTGGCAGAGTTGGCAGGGTGACGCAATTTATTTCAATCCACTATTGCATTTCTACAAGTCATTGGTATATCATTTTCGCATAGGCCGAGCCATCCACCACTGCACAAGGAGACGCACATGAAAGACACGATCTGGCTGGACACGGACGGGCAAGACGAGCGTGATGATCTGCATAGCGCGCGAGGCATCATCAACGCGCTCGCCGTTAGCGTGGTCTTGTGGTTGCTGATGTACGCACTCACGGCGTTGCACTGAGAGCGCGCCATGGCAATGCTCACACACTTGCGCGCACGTGGTTTCGATCTCTCGAAGCACGTGCCATTCACGAAACTCTACAACGTGCGCTGCTCCTCCTGCGTCGCGATGGTCATCAACAGCACCGCGACGCA